TCCTTTTGTATGAATATACAAAATATAATCGGAATCACCAAAATTTTCTTTATCGTTTTCTATCAAATCTATGGTTACAAATTCATTTCCCCATCCTCTAATATCTCTAATTATTGTAGTGTGTTTATAAATTGTATTTAGAATTTTTTGAATTGATACATCTTCTAAAGCAATTGAAACTCCAATATTTAATGTATATGGTACATTTATATATTTTTTAATAAGCGATAATTGTTCATCTATTATAGACTCAACACCATCTATTGCGTATATATGATAGTATATTTGTACCATTATAGAGTATCATAATAATTATTTTGTTTTTCCTGTCTTTCAATTGTTTTAGGATGTCTAATACAATATATTTCATCTGCAGGAAATGCGGTATATGATTCAAATCCTACAATTCTTTCATGTACTTTACCACTCCATCCAATTTTATCTGAATTTTTATAAATACGAGTCTGAACATCAGGAAAGTTTACCCATCCTTTTTCATTCACATTCCATCCCCATTTTTGAATATGAGAATCAGTTAAACCTTCAACTGTGTTAATTCTTGGAACAACAATGATATCTTTATCAATATTTGATTCTAATAATGCTTCCATATTTACAATCAAATCTGGTATAAGATATTCATCGGCATCCAGCTGAAATATCCACTCACCTTTACATTGTGAGTTTAATAGGTTTTTCCATTGTGCAAAATCATTATCAAATTCGGATTCTATCAATGTGATGTAGTCTGCATTTGCTTGTAACTCTAAATACTCTATTAATTCAATTGGTGCTTTTGGTGTGTCTAATAAAACTACTATTTCCGAATTTTCTTCTTTGTAGTTTAATAGTTGTCCTACTAATCTAATTGTTTCTTCGACTTCATTACAAGCCGTTATTGCGTAACTTAATTTCATTAAAATATTTTTTCGTCAGTTGAATTTGTATAACTCCATGCAGAACCACTAGGATAACCATATGTAGTTGATGTTGATGCGTTATATGTATTTAAAATGCCCGTACTGCCTGTACCAAATGATGCTATGTTTGGATTTGAAATCGTAATAAATCCGGTTGTACCAGGTGTTGTTGTAACTTCAAATCCAGGTGATGTTGTTCCTGGTGTACATGTTACTTTATATGGATTATATGGGTCTAATGGTGTTGGTGGATTGTATGGAACTCCTATTGGTGTTGGATATGTATTTGGTGTTCCAAATGGAAATTTTGGTGATTCTAAGATTAATACTTTATCTTCTACTTCTGCTAATTTTTCTTTTAATAAATCCCATTGTTTTGGAGTGATGTTAAATTCATGTACTCCTTCTGTAAATCCTTTTAACCAAAGGATAAATTCATTTGATGTCATAATTATCTATTTTTTACTTGGGATTTTGCATCTATCCCAGTTACATTTTTACTTTTTGGAGTAATTTCATTTACATCCATTGCTAATTCTAATACTTTTACTAAACCACTCATCTTATACGTTCTGTATGCAGCATTTGTGATTATAGGAACTTTACTTACAATTTGATTATAGATATTTTTTGCACTTCCTCTCATTTGTAATTCTTCGGTATCTTCATTTATAAATTTTCCAAAAAATCTTTTAATTGTATTTGGATTTACATTTGATACTTTTACGCAATGAACTATATCTTTTGCCTGTGATACATATAAAGTAAAAATTATACCACCCGTTGTTTCTGTAAATCTACCTTTTGTACCATCTACATAATGGTATTCTTTTATTAAATAAAATCTACCTCTCGTCATTTTATTACCAAGTATAACCTTTTTTTCGTCTACAAATTTACGATATATCGGATTATAGTTTTGCATTATTTATTTAACATTTTTAATTTTGGTAATTGTAATTGTTGAAACTTTGGTTGTATCTTAGTATAAATACCATACTGATTTAAAATAGTATCAAATAGTTTAGTCATTTTTTCTAAACCAAAGTTTTGTTTATTTTGTTTACCTAATTGAAATGATGCTGATTTGTATTTGTCATAGTTTTTATAAACATCTTTGATTGCAATTAATGATTTTGAAATGTTTACATTAAACCAACTAGATTCTTTTAATAAGAATTGGTCAGCTGCTGATTCGTGTACAGGTTTTAATTCACCTTCCAATAATACTGCACCTTGTTTTAAGAAATCAATGTGTCCGCTCCAATTCGATACAATCACAGGTTTACCCGTTAAACTAAATTCTAATAAAGGTCTACCAAATCCTTCACCTTTTGTAAAGTTTAACATTGCTTTTACTTTTGGATGTTCATATAGTCCATTCATTTGTGCATTTGTCAAATCACCATGTAAAAGATATACAGGCACTTTACCATAATCATTTCCCAATACATCTTTAATTTTTTTAATTGTAGTTTCTCTATCTAATATACTAAAACCCGCTGAACTAGTTTTTAAAACTAATGCTGGTTTTACTTTATCATTCTTAAATGCCATTGCAAATGTTTTAATCATCATTCCCACATTCTTTCTATCTTCACCTAAATCACCTCTTAACCAATGTCCTACAAATAAAAATGCAAAATCTTCTTTGATTGAATCTAATTCTGTAATATGTACAATATCGTCAGTTCCAAAATCTTCTTCATCGAATCCTTCAAATATAATTTCGACAGGCTTTTCAATTCTATGTTGTTTAATAATTTGTTTTGTATTATTGTCAGCTTCATTGTATATTGTATCTACTAAACTTTTCTTAGAATGTTCTGATGGAACCAAAATTAAATCCATTCTATTACAACCATGAATCCAATCTAATGCACATGCAGTAGTTTCAATTGCTGCAGTAATTCCAATATTATAATGTCCTAATGGTTGAAATTCATTCGGAACTGTAACTTGAATATAAATGTCAGGTTTTTGTTCAATACCTGGTACAATATTATCAACAACCCACTTATGAAATGGTTTATCATAATTTAGTGCATCCATTGGAGTAGCTCCCCAACGAGTACTAATAATTTTAATTTCAAATTTATCTAATTTATAAAGAGAGTGTAATAAATCTCTTGCGTGGTCACCATATCCACTTCTTGTTGCTATCGGTGCTTGAAATACTAATGTTGGTTTCATACTATAACTCTATTAATTTAAATTTTTCTTTTGGTTTCCAATTTGCAAATGCACCATCCATACCTTCAACTAACGACTGACACATTGCTTCTCTACTCAATTTTCCTTCACCTAAGAAGTGTTTTCTACCTTTTAATCCTGCAGCTTCTCTATTTTCTTTTGGCATTTTGTACCAATCCATAATTAATGGAGTAATATCTTCAAAATCAATTCTATCATCAAAGATATATGGAGTTGGAACTGACCCTGTTGTTGAACGAACTGGCCATATTGGTTTAACCCAATCACCCCAAACCACACCTGCTTTTTTATGTCTATCATGCAAAGAACCAATTTCAACATAATCTTCTGCGGTTAATAATTTACCTGTACCTTTGTCTCTAAATCCACATTGGTCTTGTAAACCACCTGTCACCGTTACAATGATTGGGGTTCCTGCTACTACCGATTCTGCAGTTGCTAAACCAAATCCTTCATTTGATGCAACATTAATTGTCACATCACCCATATTATAAAGATAGTTCAATTGTTCTTCGGAATACCTATTTGGTGCAAATACTACATTTGTTTCAGGTGAACAACATTCTGCAATTGTTCTTGGTAAATCGGTTCCATGTTCTTCCACAGGTTGAGTATGCATTAATAAACATACCTTACTTCTTTCCTCTGGTCGTAATGCTTCAACAAATTTATCAAATGCTAAAATAACATCAATTGGTTGTTTTCTTCTGATGTTTCTGTTATTCCAATATAAAACAAATTCATATTCTTTATCTCCAAATATTTCTTTTTTAAATTCTTTTGGAACTTCAATTGGTTTATATAATTCCGAATTAATACCATGTGGTACATAACTTACTTGCCAATCGGCCGGTTTAGTCCAATGTTTTTCTTTATCCCAACTCCAAACTCTTTTAGTAATACCATAAGTTTGTTTTGAAATACATCCAATCCAATCACAACTTTCATAATAATCTCTATTGTATTTTGGGTCTGGTAAATCATCCCATATATGGTAAAAGAACAAAGGTACTGATTGACGGATTTCATGCTCAATCTCATATAACCAAATCCAATATCTTGGGTCAGTAAAGTGTAAGATAGCATCAGGTTTTTCTTGCATAAGTAATTGACGGATTGCATCTGGATTACCATAACCATCAAATGGAATAACTTTAACCGATGCATCTTTTACACCTGTTTGTAGTTTAACATCATCAGATAAATCTAATATTTTACCTGCTTCGGGATGTTTGATTGCTGCTCCTAATTGAACCCAATCATATTTATCTACCGTTCCTAATACTAATTGCTTTGAGACATTTGCGATACCACTTGCCATTCTTAAATCATCTGATAATAACAGAATCTTCTTTTTTGCCATAACTTTTAAAATATATATTGTTTAATTTAAATTTTTTAATCCTCTATCACACAATCCTCTATGAAAAAACTCACACCATTCACATAGTTTAGTTGCGTTCTTTAGATATTCTACATCGGTTCTATAATTACCATCTTTGTCAAATACACTATCGACAAACTCTGTAAAACCTTTCCAAGCTTTATTTACCGATACTTTACCATTTGCAGGTATATGTTTACTAATTCTATGTGTTGGAATATCATCTTTTACTTGTACTTTTCTTTTCAAGATGATAAATTCAACATCAATTACATCTTGTGAAATATTTAGTAATTCGGCATAGAACTTTTTGTATAATAGGATTTGTGCACTTTTAACTGGGTCTGATTTTTGATACTTGCTCCAACCTCTTGTAGAAGTTTTAAAGTCAATGATTCTATATCTACCCGTAAATGTATCTCTAATAATCAAATCTATGAAACCCATAAAATTTACATTCTCAGAAATCTTTGTGTTTATAGGTTGTTCAATTGCTACCAACTCATCGTGTTTTAACGAAAAGAATTTGTTAAAGTTTTTTGATTTTTGGAACCAATCTAATAAGACATTTCCATCTTCCAAAAACTCCACCATTTCTTCTTTGGTGCATATTGTTGTGTTTCCTATTTCCCCTTCGGTTTCTTTAAGATATGCATCTCTCATTCTTTCTTTTAGATACTCTTGTAAATCAATCATTTTGTCAGCTTGTGACTTTGATATTCTTAAACACTTCTCTAAATAGTTTTGAAGTGTTTCATGCATTGCAGTTCCAAAGATTGAATGAATGTTGGATGATGACTCACCTAACTTATCTATGTATGCTAATTTATACTGTTGTGGACAATTATGCCACATACTATATTGTGAAAATGATACTCTTGCCATATTATATCTAATATACGACAAATAATTTGATTTACCAAATTATATTATAGGCTTTAATTTTGGAAAAGAAAGTATCGCATATCTACCAGGCCCTGCAGTCACTTCCGATACACCATGACTAATATCTGATTTTGACAAGTCCATAAATCCTATGTTACCAAATTCTGGAATAATTTCTTCACCATTTAAATACAATAATCCACCATTCTCTTTATTATAATTTTTATTTAAATAAATGATAATAGAACATAAATTTGTAGTAATAGCATCATGATGTACATGAAACCTACACCCTTTACCATAGTAAGTAAGTTCAAGTTCATTATTATTTAGTGAACCTCCATCTGGTAAATCGTAAAAGTATTTGCAAATATTATAAATACCATTTTGAATAATAGTTCGTTCATTTGGTTTAAATTGATTAAACACATACCAACATTGACTTGTTGTAGAACTATCATGTGAACTTAAAAGTTCTTCTAGTTTAAGTTTAGCGTCTTCATATGAGTTTGTTTCACTAATATATTTAAGTCCAAAATTGTTTGCAGCATCAAACCTAAATTGAAAAAACTTATCTTGTAAATTTTTTTCTTCATCACAAAGGAAATTTGCTTCCAAATAATTATAAAAATCTAAATCAATATCTTTTAAAGAAGCATTACAATATCCATGTTCTAAAAAATGTTCTTTTGCCGTTTCAAAACTACTATTCATAAATTATTTTCTAATAAATATTAAATTTTTAGTTTCAATTTAGTTATTTGCTTTTTATCTATACCATATTTTTCACAAACATATTTCATATATTCTCTACCTTCTCTACTTGCATAAAGAACTTCCAAATATTCGATTGCCTGATTTTCTGAACAATCATATTCTTTCTTTAAAAGGTCTACTATAAATTCTTCGTATTTATCTTCTGATTTACCTTTAATGTATTTTAAAAAGTATTTACCTTTTGGAATAATATTAATATATAATCCATACATTTCTTTTGGAGAAAGAGTTTGTGTTAATGGTAATATAGATGCAATCAATTCGACCCATTCAGGTTTCATTGATAAAAATCTATTAATCATAAAATTACTCCAAGTTTTTAAATCCTCATCACTAAGTTTATCAAAATACTTTGGGTCTTGAATAGTAGTTATTGCATTAATATGGTCAAATAACTTTTGCGCCATTATTCTATAATTTTTGTTTCTTGTAATTCTTGTGGAAGTAATTCATTTAATGGTTTACCACAAGTTGCACATACATACAATTCAATTGGCATAACCGAATCCTTTGGTGCACCTGTTAATAATCTACTAATTTTTTTGAATCTGTAACCTGGTAAGAAAATCTTTCCACCACATTCACAATCCATATCTCTTGCGTCATTTAAATTAAAATTCGGCGGTAATTGTTGTTGTTCCATTATTTTATTATGTTTAATATTTGTATAATTGTAGACATAAATACAATTTCTTTGTCTACTACTAATGCATCTTTTGAAAGGCCATCTGCAATAGTTAAAATTACATTTGCTACATTTCCTGTTCCGTATTCATCCACTTTGTCGTATAACATTGTATACATTTCCGAATAATCGTTTAATCTATTATCTGCTACCGCTTGTCTAATTTTCATAAACATATTTCTCTTATCGTCAGTTTCTTTTAAAAGGTCAATAAGTTTAGTTGCAAAATTGGCTTCAACCATCACTCTATGGTCTACTTTCAATTCACCCTTTGCCGATTGTAGTTGACAAGTATTAAGTATTCTTCTAATATCTGGATAATATGAATTAATCACATCAGCCATATTCTTTGGTTCAAACTTAATTTTTTCAGCTTCTAATATCTTTGCTACCTGAACTGCTACATCTTTTTTAGTCGGAGGTGTGATTGCGAAAGATTGACATCTACTTTGAATGGGGTCAATGATTTTCTCAATGTAATTACAGGTTAAGATAAAACGACAATGTTTACTGAATGTTTCCATTAAGTTTCTCAAAATCGCCTGTGCTCCTGGTGTCATATAGTCAAACTCATCTAAGATGATTACTTTGAAACCTGCAAATCCAACCGATGATGCAAAGTTCTTAACTTTTGTTCTTACGGTATCCACATTATTTTCATCCGATGCGTTAATAATCATAAAGTCACATTTGATTGTGTTTACGATTAGTTTAGCAAGTGTGGTCTTACCAGTACCCGCTTTTCCGTATAACAACAAATGTGGTATGTCGTTTGCATCTAAGTATTGCTGAATTGTTTCTTTGATGGTTTCATTACCAACATAGTCAGCAAGAGTTTGTGGGCGGTATTTCTCCACCCACAAGCTATGTTCTTTTTTATTGTTTTCGTTTGCGAAAAAACTCATATTATTTTCCAGTTGAACCGAATCCGCCTTCGCCTCTTTCGGTGTTATTTAATTCTTGTACTTCTATAAAATTTACATGTGGATGTGGTATAATCATAAGTTGACAAATTCTATCACCAACCCCATATAAAATTTGACCATCTTTAGATAAAGATTTTTGATTAAAAGTTGCTTGTATTTCACCTCTATAACCACTATCAATCACACCTACCGAATTACTTAATGATAAATCGGTTTTGCGAATAGATGAACGAGGAAATACCAATCCTACAAATCCTTCCGGTATTTCTATTGCCAATCCTGTTCCGTATGTAATTTGTGTACCATCAAACTTAATTGATGTTGCTACCAAATCCATACCTGCATCACCACTTTTTGCATAAGATGGTATTACTGCTTCTGCACTAAGCTTCTTTATTTTTACTTTCATTTTGTTCTGCTCTTTGTTGTTTTGTTTCTTCACTAATTGGTCTTGGGAATATTTTAAATGTCATTCCACTTTGTTGAAAGTTTAATCCTTCACCTGCAATTGGGTCTAATTGTATTGTCAATGGAACAGGTTCTTCACCTTCATTTGACCAAGCAAATACAGTTGGTTCGTTGTTAAAAAATTGAAAACACCATTCTGCGTCTGCAATTGGTTGTGCTTCAGGTAGATTGATACTACCAGCTTCTTGTTGTTGTAATTCCTCTTGTCGGGATACTTCATAACCAACTTCTGTTGGAAATAATTCTAATTGTTCTTTTGCCATTTTATTAATTTGAGATTTCTACTAAATAATACTTACAAATAAAGTCATCAATTTGGAATTCAACATTTGATAATCCGTCAGTTGAAACTTTTAATTTTGCTGATGTTGCTTCTTTGTTTGCCGTTAAGATTTCTTTCAAATACTTTGCTGAGAAAGAAATTGGTTTTACTGTTTCTGTGTAATCTTTTTGTGCAGTAAATGTAACTCGGTTTGTAGAGATAGAAGAATAACCAATTGCCATCTTCAAATCACCACCTTCGGTAAAGATTGTAAAAGTATCCACATCACTTAATGCACCCTTTGCTTTGATAAATTTATCAATCATATTAGATGCCATTTCAATTGAAATACCAAAATCAGGTAATGTTTTCAAATCTGGTACAGGTGGAATAACTCCTAAGTCTGCTAATTGATAAGATGTTTCAGTTTCGTCAGAGGATAACTTTAATGATACTGATTTATCACCTGCTTTGTCAACTTTTAATGTTAAGTCGTTGTCTAATACACCAATCATATTTTTCAATAATGATGTTGTGTAAATACCAACATTCATTTGAGTAGAAGTATAAGCATTATACTCAACCTCTCCTAATAATGTTTTGTCATCTGAAATAAATCTAACTGATAATTTCGTTCCTTCTGCGTTCCACGCTACTGATTCAATAAGTCCACCTAGTGAATACTTTTGAATAAATTTTAATAAATTGTTTTTGTTCATGTTTTATGTTTGTTTTA